GCAGAAAAGGAAGAACCTAAAAAGGAAGAACCTAAAAAGGAAGAACCTAAAAAGGAAGAACCTAAAAAGGAAGAACCTAAAAAGGATTATAAAGCCGAAGTTAATAAATTAAATAAAGAATTCTTAGCAACTTTACCTAAAATGAAATCGAGTTATGATAATTCTAATTGGAGAGGAGCTGATGATTTTGAAATTAATAAAGACGTAGGAGAACTATCGGTTTCTGTAGGTAAAAGACAAAGCAAACATGGCTGGCCAGAACTATTTTTTGAAGTAAAAGATAAAGACGGAAATATAGTTAGGAGTGAGACCCCAGGCTATAGAAATTGGGTTACTGCTAGAGTAGAACAAGTTGTTGACGACTACAATAATTTAAAAGGTATAGACAAAGATGTAGACATAAATACTTTGTCTCCAGATAAAGCTCAATCATTAATAAACACTCTTTTAGCGGAAAAAAGTCTATTAAGTTCTAATGAAGCGTCAGAAATTAGGGAATTCTATTCTAAGATAACTAATTCTGAATTAGCAGACAATCTCCTTTACGTAAAAGGTTCTAATTATGATTTATTAATAGAAAATTCTAATGTATCTGATGAAGGTTTAGCAACAGCTATTACTAATAAGAAGATACCTGTTTGGTATATTAGTGATAATATTAATGACCCCGGGGAGAGGACTTTAGATGCTATGAAGAACCATACTAGTAAGAGTGTAAAAAATAAAGCAAAAAGTATTGAGAATGAGAGGTCTATAGCTGAATCCGGACCTTCCGATCCTTCTAATAAAGTAGTTCATTCAGTCAAAGGATTGGTTGGAGGAGCAACTAATATAGGACCTTTAAATAAGAAAGGTTTTTCTAGTAAATTTGATGGTGGAGAAAGAACGACTCTTGCATTTAATCCTAGGTTCTTTGACAATAAAGAGGATTTTGTTTCTACAGTTAAAGAACAATTCTCAGAGATGTATATGTTAGACTCATCAATCAATTGGGATGATCATGATTCACTGATTTCAAATTTAGGTGCATCCGCTTTAGAAGCTTATACTGATATTGTTGAATCTTATGATGATGCAGTAACTAACGGTAATATAATAGGATTAGATTCAGACGGCGGATATCCTTATTCTCTTTCAAGTCAAGCTATGTTTAGTAAATAATAATCTAATCTACCAATTTTTATAATGCCAAAGAAGGGAACTCCAGAATATTCAGAATGGCTTCGGAAATTTAGATTAAAACGCAGAAAGAAGCCTGAAAAGATTACTAAAAAAGTTAGTTCTATTTCAGAAATTATTATAGAAAAACCTCAAAAAGTTTCTGAAAAAGTTAAAGATTTTATTGAACAAAAGAAGGAAAAAGAAGAATATCATTCTCATGGTATAATAGCTGAAAGACTTTTAAATGATAAAACAGCTTTAGCAGTAGATCTTTTTGGTAAGTATCCTATAATTCCTATAGCGAGTTCTAGAGTAATAGAAACTAAACCAGAGATCATAGATGTTCAATTGGCAGAGGAACCCGATGAAGAAGTTTCTGATGAAATTTGGAATTCAACTGAGTATGTTGGATCAGAAAAAGTAGATGGAGCAAGAGCTACTATACGTTTTGACAAAGATATAAACAGAATTACTGCTAGAAGAAAGAAACCAACTACAGAAGAAGCTAAGAATCCAGAGAAACAAAAATTACCATCAGATTATACTAATCATATACCACACATAAGAGATTTAGATGTTTGGGATGAATTAGGAGACACTGTTCTAGATACTGAGGCTGTTGCTTCTAATCCTGTTATGATAGGGTTTAATAAGAAAACTAATGAAGAAGAATGGGGAGATTCTCTTTCTAGTACTATGTCTATTCTAAGTCCTAGAATGGATCCAGGTGAAGCAATAAAGAAGCAGAATTTATATGGAAGAATAATTCATAAAGCTTTTGATATACAGAGGTATAAAGGTAAAGATATTAGAGATTTACCGTGGGAAGATAGACAAAAAATTTTAGATCATGTTATAACAATTTTAGCTAAACATACAGACGATATTAAAAAGGTAGCTATTCAAAAGGAAAATGAATCTAAATTAGATTTCTATAATAGAGTAGCTGACGCCGAAGGTGAGGGAATAGTTCTTGCTAAAAGAAATGCTCCTTATAAAGCATTTTCCAGAAATAATTTGATTAAAGCTAAAAGAAATTTAGAGTATACTCTTCAGATTTTAGATGTTCTTGAAGGTACCGGAAGAAATAAAGGCAAGGCTGGAAGCTTTGTTATGGGTGCTATTATTAATGGAAAACTTACTCCAATAGTTAACTTAAATGTAGGATCTGATGATCTTAGAAATTCTGTTTGGGCAGACCCAGAAAAATATGTAGGAAAGCAAATTGAGGTTAAAGCAATGCAGTGGACTCCTACTGGAAATGCTTTAAGACATGCGAGGTGGAAAACTCCAAGTATGTTTAGAGAAGATAAAGACACTCCTGACAATGTTTCATCTATTGTTAATAAAATTAGGGCAAGGAGAGCTGGAAAGGAGATGAATAAAGCTTGGGAACTTCAAGGAGAGCAAGATTTTAATGGAATTAATATTAAGATAGAGAATAGAAAAGGTTCTGTTCGAAGAGGTAAAAATCAAGATGGTACAGAGTGGAAAACAAAAATGATTTATCCATATGGATATATTAGTCGAACAATGGGATCAGACGGAGACCATTTAGATGCTTTTATCGGACCTTTTGAATCTTCTAAAAAAGTATTTATAATTCATCAGAAAAATCCATTTAACGGGAGATATGATGAGGATAAAGTAATGCTAGGTTTTCATAATAGAAAACAGGCAAAAAATGCATATCTCAAACATTATGATAGTCCTAAGTTTTATGGGCCTATGATTCAAATGGATTTAGATGAATTTAAAGAAAAAATATATAAGAAGGAAAATAAAGGGAAGAAATTAGTTAAATCAGAAGTAGTAAAGAATTTATTTTTTAATAAGGAATTAGAACTTTATAAAGGGGCAGAAGAATCTTTTAATAAAGTTTATAATAAAAAGGAAGAAATTTTATCAGTTTCCTTAAAAGATTCTAAACCTATTTCTAAGAAAGAAATAATTAAATCAATGATTCTAAAATCAAGAAGAGGTTTAAGATCATTGAGGGATTGGAGATCTTACTTTAAATATAATAATGGCGCCAAAAAATGATTATAATTGGAAGGATCTTTTTAATTCTAAAAGACTTATAAGAAATTTAAAGCCTTCAGATTCAGATTATCCAGTGATAAGACATTTAGAAGCTAAAATTAAGGAATGGTTTAAACCATTCCTTATTGATTTAGATTCAAAGAAAAATGTTTCAGTAGAGGATTTTGTAAATGATATTTTGGTTAAAATAAATGAAACAGGGTCATACTTAGAACAAATTTATTTATTTGGATATTATACTTCTATAGGTTTAATAGAAAATCCAATAGATTTTACAATAAAAGATTTTAGAAGTCTTTTAAATAGAGAAGGAGTTCCTTTTATTAAAGCAGATTTTAGAAATTTATTTCAAGAAGCTTTTAATAAGACTAGGAAATTTATTAAAGATTTTTCTAAAAAAGCCGAAGGTTTAATGGATGAAAGTTCTACAATTGATTTTTTATCTAGGAATCTTAGCAGTGTTTTAAATTATGCAAGTCATTCATTTTTTGATTTTGGTATAGCCGAGGGAATAAAGAATAAAAGAAAATCAGATTCAGGTCAAGTTTTAGTTTATAAAATAGTTTATCCAGGAGCTTGTAAAGACTGTGAAAGAATTTATTTAAAAAGTAAAGGAGACCCTAAGATATTTGTATTAGAAGATTTGATTGCAAACGGAGATAATATAGGGAGAAAGAGAGTCAATTATTTACCAGTTATAGGTCCGCTTCATTTGAATTGTAGATGCACACTTCATGTGTATGAAGGTAGAAATATTAAACGAGAGTATAGAAGAGGATTAGAAAGTTACAATTATTGATTTATTGATATATTTTTAAAAAATACTATAGTATGGACAATATTTCTTATTCACCAAAGGTTTTGAAACATTACTCAAATGAACCAGAATTTAAAATTGAAAAATCTGAAATATCTGATTTATCTAATAATTCTATATCTGGACACTTGAATCATCCAGGAGATCTTCACCCAATGAAGAAGGCTGAAGAGATTGAAATTAATATAGAAGGTAAGAAAAAAGATTCAAAAGAGGAAGTTATATCAGACCTATTGGCAATAAACTATCTGAAGGCATGTATAGTTAATTTTTATTTATCATGTATTAAAGATTCTAAAAACATTCCTTACTTAGGAGATTTTAAAATGGATCCAACTTCAGATGCTGGGAAAAAGACTCTTTCTGAGGCAATGTTTTTGCAGATGAGTAAAGATTTAGTAAATAATGAATATTATCTTAAGGCTTCTAAATCTTTAGGTTCTAATTGGGATTCGGAATTTATTTTTAATACAATTAATCAATATTCTAAAATTGCTTCAATTAATATGCGTTCTGTAAAAGAAGCTACCGCTGCTAAAGAAGATGTTCTTAAGTATGGACCTTCTTATGGCCATGGACAATCTTATCCAGTTTTGTAATATATAATTGAAATGTAATTCGGAGTAATGAAGCTTTCAGATTTATTTCTATTTAGAGGGAGTTCTAAACCTTCTACGGTTGTTTTTAAAACAGAAGTAGATAAGGAAGATCTTTTTGTACAAGGAATTCAAGAAAAGATTATTAAGGGAGAGCTAAAATCAACTTCGGATATTTTAGCACATTCTTTTGCACAACTTCAAGCTGCTGGGGACAATCTTTCAATTCAAAAAGCGGGCGCAAAGGTAGTCGAGCTAGTTCAAGGTACAGATCCTGGAATTAATATTCATCAAGAATTAATAAAGGCAGGAGCTCCATCAAAGGATATTATACAAGCTACAAAACAAGATTTTAAATTTTCAGACCAACCACCGGAATATACTTTATCTAATATATTTGATTACTATGAAAGACCTTCTTTACTTTCATACCAATCATTGAGATCTATAACTTATAGAAGTTCTTTAGTAGCTTCTATAATTTTGACCAGAATAAATCAGGTTTGTAATTTTAGTCAACCACAACAGGACAAATATGATATAGGATTTAAGTTTGTTCCAAGAGATAAGAATCAAAAGATTACTAATAGATTAAAACAAGAAGCAAGGAAACTAGAAGAATTTATTACAAATTTAGGTTTTGCTGGCTATGATTATAATAGAAAAGATTTTCATTTCTTTTTAAAGAAAATAGTTAATGATTCATTAACATTTGATCAAGTTTGTTTTGAGAAAATTAGAAGCAGAGATGGAAAACCATATGCTTTCAAAGCTGTAGACGGGGCTGTTATTAGACCACATTGGAATAAGGAACAATCTGAATGGGAATATAAAGAGGTTGTAGATGGAACAATTCATAATACTTTTTCTACATTAGAAATGGGCTTTGAAGTTAGGAATCCTACAACTGATAGACTATTTTTTGGTTATGGTGTTTCTGAACTTGAGAGATTGGTTCATATAATATCCTCACATTTATTTGCTGAAGAATATAATAAAAGAATATTTAAACAAGGTCATCATCTAAGCGGTATAGTAAATTTAAAAGGTAATGTAGCAAGAACTCAATTCGATGAATTTAGGAGAGATTTTTACTCAATGGTTACAGGAGTAGAAAATTCTCATAGAGTAATGGTAACAAATGCTCCAGAAGGTATAGAATTGAACAGTGCTATAAAATCTCCTCAAGAGATGGGATTTCAAACTTGGATGGACTATTTAACAAAAGTTTCTTCAGCAGTCTATTTGATAGATCCAGCTGAGATTAATTTCATGACTCAAGGTAATACTGGCTCAAATTCAGCTATGAATATGAGTAGTCAAGAATTTAGATTAAAAAATTCTAAAGATAAAGGTTTAAGACCTTTATTAAGATTTATAGAATCGCTTATTAATAGAAACTTTATAGATGATTTATCAGATTTTTACAAGTTTAAGTTCGTAGGTTTAGATGCTTTATCTTCTAAAGAAGAATTAGAATTTTTAATTAAGAAACACAAATTTACCAATATGAATGAGATTAGATCTGAATTTAATTTAGATCCATTAGAAGGAGTATTAGGTGAAGTTATGGATAATCAACAATTTAATCAAGTTTTACTTCAACAGCAACAAGCAGGTTCTGGTGGTGAACAAATGCCTGGAGGTATGGAAGAAGGTTTACCTCAAGAATACGATGAATCTGAAATTAAAGATAGACTTCAAGCAGAAAATTTAGAATCAGATCAAATAGACTATATATTAAATTCACTTTCACAAGGAGAAATATCAACTTCTGAATTGGACGAGATTTTAGAAGGTTCGTCTGAAAAGGAATTTTAAATAATTCTTTCTCCGATATTTTTATTTTCTTTTTAATATTTTCCGAATTTAATTTTTGAAATCTTAGCGTTACTAATTATCTAAAATACTTGATAATTAGTTACACTTTTTATAATTTCCGAAATAATTTTAAATTAATTTATTAAGATATGTCGGAAGATTTTAATAAGTTGCCTTTTTCTTTAGGGGCTTCTTGTACTTTAGAAAAAGCAAAGTCTAAATCTAAAGGCCTTGCTTTAATAAAAGGAATCTTATCAAATAAAGATGTTGATTCTCAACAAGAAGAAGTTTTTATTAAAGGTATGGACATTTCTTATTTAAATTCAGGCTATGCCCAATTAAATTGGTGGCATCAAGGAAGATCAAATCCAGGACTTATTGTTGGATTAATAGATAAAGCAGAAAAGATCGAAAATAATTCACAAATTTTTGTAGAAGGTCATTTATTTAAGAATATAAAAGCAGCTCAAGACGTTTATGAGTTGATGAAAGCCTTAGAAGAAGAAGGTAAAAATTTGGGAATGAGTGTAGAAGGTTCTGTTTTTGTTAGAAACGATAAGAGAATTTATAAGAGTGCTGCTTATGGCGGAGCTTTAACAACTCAGCCAGTTAATAAAGGTTGTTTTGCTGGTCTTTCTAAATCATTAGAAGGTCTTTCTTTTAGTTCGGGTCAAGATGAAGTCTTAGAGGAGTTGGTTAAATCTATGGGGGTAGCTGGAGATGCAATTTATGGAACTCATCCGTTAATT